GGGAACCACCCCTCTTTCGAGGGGGGTCAGGTTCTTTCGAACCGCCACCGAGGTGGTTCGGACAACATCGTTGTCCATTACGCCATGGGTTTCCCTTTAGGCGCAGCTTGCTTTGTCGGTGGCGTGGTTATCCACTCCCTGAGGAAGTATTATGCGTGTGAATGGTACACTCAACCGTACGGGGACACTGGAGAAGGAGTTCACCTTATATAGAACCTTAACAAAGGCACCTGTAGAGGGCAAACCTCCTTCCAAACCTGTGACCTCAACTATCAGGCTTCGGAACAACGTAGTTGAACGCTGTCAGCGTTCTCCATTACGTCGTACTAAAGCTGATAAGTTCGGCTGGCGTAACCCAACGGCGTATAATCGCACCACGCTCTTAAGCGAATCGCTTGGGGGTCGTGTTACCGATTATTTCTCTAATGGGGACGTAGCAGTCTGGACTGGCGAGGCTGGGACGGGTAGTGCATACCATCCCGTGCGATTCAATGGTCTGTTGAACACTTACCATCAAGTCGCGGTCTCGTCAAACCTCATGGCTCGCGCCGACACCGAAGCATTGGTGAAGGTGAAAGACATGAAGGTGAACTATGGAGAGGCGCTAGCTGAAGCCAGATCGACTATCCGCCATTTGGCGAAAACATCGATTACCCTTGTTCGGGCGATTAAGTTCGCCCGATCGGGGCAATGGCATCGGGTAGCTAAGGAATTGGGTCTTCGTAAAGATCAAGTTCTTACGGGCAAGGCACCTGCCAATCGCTGGTTGGAATACCAGTTTGGTTGGATGCCCCTGCTTGGTGACATAAAAGGCACCATGGACCTTCTTAATGAAGGTTTCCGTAAGAAAGGATATACCTTTTCAGTTGTACGACAAGTACAATCGGAAGGTTTACCTTTAGTATTGTCATCTTTCGATGCTAATACTAACTATGACGGGACTTCCAAATATCTCTGCAAAACGAAGATGTATTGCAAGATAAGGAATGAAACCCTTGCATCCCTAACACGAATCGGCTTGGCCGATCCGCTTCAGGTTGCTTGGGCTCTCGTGCCCTTTTCTTTCGTGGTAGACTGGGTTCTCCCAGTTGGATCCTACCTCGAAGCCCTTTCCGCAACTCACGGTGTTGACTTTCTAAGCGGTACGAGGGTCCATAGAGTCGAATTCGACTTTATAGCCTCCTCGCAACCTCCCTTTAATCAACAGAATGTGATTAAGAGGGAAGGTACTTTCCGTAGTAGGCATGCAGGAGTGGCAACTCAGCGAGATGTTCTCACTAGGTTTCCATTTCCGATGCTCTACGTTAAGTCCCCTTTCTCGGTATCACATGGTGTGAGCGCTTTAGCTCTCATCAGATCACTCAAAAGGTGAAGCATTATGCCTCAACTTCAGACACTGGTCCTCAAAGACCGTGCAGCTACTCCAGTAAACCATACCTTCGCTCCTCGTGATATCACGAATAACGTAGGTAAGGTTGTCGAGTCTTCCGGGGTACCGGTGGGCGAAAAGACCTATACGATTAGCGTGCGTCAAACTCCCGAGAATGGGCGTTTCCGCGTGCAACTCCGTATGGCCGTACCAACTGTGCAGAATCAAGATGTCGGTGGGATTATTAATCCTATCGTCACTCGAACTGCCTACGTTGATGCGACCTTCACTTTTGACCGTACTTCTACGGAACAAGAGCGTAAGGATATTGTTGGCATGTTTCAAGACTCCTTGGATCCGTCCAAGGCGCTTGTAAACGGTGCCCTCATTAACCTTGAGGGTGTCTACTAACCTACCTGACATCACAGTACGTGATGCCATCCATAAGGGGTACCTATGGCTAAGAAAGCAGGTCGCGGTAGCGACCGTTTGGCTCTTAATCCTGACGTTCATCGGACTATCGTCCGGGAAGTTACGTCTCTGGTTCGATCTCTCAGTCACGAATCTTTCAGGATAAAATACCTGGAAGAAGAATGGTTGAGTAAGATTAACGATCCAGAATCCGGCTTAACTCCTAAAGAACGGCGTGCTGCAGCCATTAACAAATGGCTTCTCACGGAAGAGCGGAACGCCCGTACAAATCATAGGCTTATCTTTGATTCGACCGTCATAGACGGTCTAAACACTGATAAGTTCTTTGATACTGTACGTCGTTTCGTTCGCGGGATCATCGGTGACGAACCTCCAGAAGATTTGTGGCGTTTTGGCCGCTTTTCTAATGGTGCTTCGACATCGAAGACTCGACTACTGGGCAGAGCTGCCCAAAAGTTCCGGGATACAGCGGATATAACTCTAGAAGCGCAACCATACCTTAAGTATTTCACTGAAGGTTTGGTCAGCGAACTCGGCCCTGTTGAGTACAGGACCGTTCCGGGAAATATCCTCTTCACCGTTCCAAAGAACGCCCTTATTGATCGGGTTGCTTGTAAAGAACCCGACATTAACATGTACCTACAGCTTGCTGTAGGTGGGTTTATACGTTCTCGCCTGAGGCGTTTTGGTATTGATCTTAACGATCAAACCAAAAACCAAGAGCTAGCGCGTATCGGATCACTCACCGGTGAATTAGCAACCGTAGATTTATCTTCGGCTTCTGATTCGATTACCTCCGCACTTGTGCAGAAAGTAGTCTCCGATGAATGGTTCGTCATGTTAGATAACCTTCGATGCCGGGAAACCGTTATCGATGGAGAGCTGCATGAAAACCATATGTTCTCCTCAATGGGAAACGGCTTTACGTTCGAGCTAGAGAGTTTAATCTTTCTATGCATGAGTCGTGCTGCCGCGTACCATTATGGAGTTAAGGGTACTATATCGGTATACGGAGATGATATTATCATCCCCAGCCCAATTGTATCACAATCTCAAGAACCTGTTCGGTTTGCTGGACTCTTATTTAACGATAAGAAATCCTTCAATACCGGGCCGTTTCGTGAGAGTTGTGGTGCCCATTGGTATAACGGTATAGATGTCAAGCCCTTTTACCTTCGAGAACCGATCAACCACGTATCGCGGCTTATTCATTTTCTGAATAGACTACGGCAGTGGTGCTCGGAAGACGGAATTTGCGACCCCCGCTTCTATCCTATTTGGAAGAAGTGGAGCAAGCTGATTCCATCTAACCTTAAAGGTGGATGGGATTGTGAGCGTATTGATTCCTTAGTTAGTAATTGTTATCCGCGACTTACCCTTCATAAGGTAAGTCGTGACATAACGACTAAAGACTCGGGAGCGTACCTCACTTGGCATAACTTGAAGACCGTCGATCCTACTTCCTCTGTAGAGATAGAAGAGATTCTACCCCTGGAGAAGTTTGTAGTTAGACGGTATCGGACTACCAGAGGTAGTCCGGGTCCTTCAGGTTGGGACGTGTCTAGGAGACCCTTGTTTCCACAAGAGTTGTAGTCAAGCATAGCTTGAAAACAATCCTAGGCGCCACTTGCCGACAGGCGGGTGGTTCGCAGCTAGTGCTGCTGGTTGGCCTCGTTTAGAGACCTTAATGGTGTAGAGACCCGCTTTGCTCTACACCAACCA